AGCTGTGAAGTATCACCCAGACCTTTGCTTGAGTATCTTGCGTATATTCTCCGCTTTTATCCTTGCTTTCTCTGTCAAGGTATTTAAAGTTGGCGTTTATGTCTCCGACACAAGCTCCTACGTTTCGATTAGCCGGTATATTAACAAGCGGCATTAGTCAACGCCTCCTACAATTGGATTTCCCGTCAGCTCAGTCCATGAAAGGTTTAAGTCCTGCATTTCATAGCCTAAATTACCGAGATTCTCCCATGTGTTTTCAGCGGCTATTTCATTTTTTATCAGCTCGGACTGTACTGAATTTATACCGCCGTTTATTCTGCCGTCGCTGGTAAAAGACTTACGCAGAGAGCCAAGCTCTATACCGATAGCTTCGCCCGTTATGCCGTCGATTGTTTTCTTGACGATCTGCTGCGTTGTGTTTATTCCTAACAGCTCATGATAAACCGTCCCTATATCTCCTAAATTACATTCCTGTAAGCCTATAAAGCTTTTATATAAATCATAGTTTTTAAGGTCGGCAAAGCTTACTCGGTAATTTATACTCGGTTGGCAGTTGATGAGCATATATTCCTTTGCGCGTTCCTCGCAGGCGGTTTTCATTTCCGCTATCGTAGGAATTTCGCTTAATGTCCACTGGGGCGATTCTGAAAGCGATGTGTTTGCCCACACATAATATGCGCCTGTGCCGTCCGCGAGTTTTTCAACATAATAAATATCGCCCATGCTGTTGCCTTCAACCGGAAGATCGGTTATTTTTTTTACAGTACCTTTAACAATGCGCTTTATATCTTTAATATTGATTTCAAAGCTGTAAAACTGCATAGGCGGAACTGGAAGGACCGCCATATCAAGAGTATTAAGCGAAGCCGTACCCGTCAGTACCGTTTCATTTCTCTGTTTTTCATTGTTCACAATGCTTTCATTGTAAATAGTCGCTTCGTAGTAGATTGTGGAACAGTAATTCGAATAATCGACCTCCTGTTGAATTTCCGTCATGTCAAAGCCGTATCGTATGGAAAAGGCGTTATCCTCGCCCCTCCGCCTGTTAATTACAACATTGAAGTTATCCCTTAAAAGCTCTCCGCCCCAAACGGTTATAAAGCAGTTATCCGCCCCGATCAACGCTTTGGTAACCGACATTTTTTCATAATAAGCCGTTTTTAAATCGTCGGCGGACGGAAACTCTCCGGAGGGCTTTATGTCCGTTGAAAACAGAAAGCGTTCGGCAGGCTGATCCGCCGTGCTGCTTCCTCTGTCGGTGTATGTGTGAGTAACAATCCAGTTGAGTGCGTCACTGCCTGTCTGCATCATAGGACGGGTGTCACGGATAAAGTAATAATTAAGGTCGTAGAAGATGTGCATAGCGTCCGCTTTGACCTCGTAATTTCCGTCCGCCGACATTGAAAGCGATTTCCTGTATATTCTGAAAAGCTGTCCTTGCGCCTTTATAATATAGTTTTCTCGGATATATTTCCAGTTTTCCCACTCATCGCGCGGGTGTGTTATTGTTAATGAGTATTCGCCGTTTAAAACCTCTGTAATCTCACAAGAGGTAGGCACAAGTATACGCAAGCCGTTGTGAGAAAAATCGGTTTCGTCGGGCGCAAACACGCTTATGTAGTCATACATCAATACCACCTCTCGTTTTTGTTGTAACCCAAATACTGGAGCTTTTGGTTATGAGACTTGTATATTTTTCCGTCGTGCTCCCACTCCTCCTGGACCAGCTCGACGACTATGCTGTTCTCTCCGGGTTTCAGCTCGGGGAATATTCCCGCAGTCTGGTTTACTACCACAAGCTTTTTACTGCCTGAAAACATATACGCAAGCCTTGACGAAACGTCAACATAGATATTCTGCTGCTTGTAATCGTAGTAATACTTAGCCGTACCGCCTGAAACGTCCGCCTCATATTCACCGGTATATTCTCCGGGCGTTGTAATAACAAGAGGGTTTTCGCTGCCGTTGACCGTAACCCTGAGCTTTCCCGCAAAGCTGAAATACCATTTAGGCTCGCTTTCAGCGGTACCGTTGTTTATTATCGTCATCGAGCCTGTAAGCGTATCGTCGTCCATTCCCATAGGCGTTGATACAAACGGGTTTGTGACGGAATATCGGAAAGGCTCTGCTGTAAAAATTATGGGCATATTTCCAAACCGTTTTGTTAATCGCTCCGGGATAATTCCGAGATTTACATAAGCGTGATATTTTTTAGATAAATCGTCGCTTAAAATTAAATCCCCTTTGCCTTGAAGCCACGCGCACACCTCGCCAATCTTGGTTAGATCAGGCATGCTTATAGTCAATGGCAATTGAATATTTTTTCTCATGATCTCCAGTCTGTTGAGCGGCTCCGCTCTGCCCGGTATTTCCGTAGTTTTAAAAGTACGTTCGGCGATAGGCGGAATTGTAAGCTTCGAAGTTATCCCGAACTGCCGGCTGTCTATACCGTTAAATATAAAATAACTCAATATTAAACGCCTCCTATAGCTAAAGCGGCTTTCTGCCGCATTGCCTCAAGCTTATATGCATGCTCTTCTATATCTGCATCGCTGTTTATGATTACGTTTTCAAAGATGTAATTAACGGTCATATTACTGTTTTTAGTAATACTTTGTGCGCTCGGCGCAGATCTGAAACTATTAATATCTGCGTTTACAACCGTATCAAAGTCAGAGGGGACGGCTTTTTGCATATCCTTTGTTACTTTGGACATTTCATTTTCAAAGCCGACGCCTATACCTTGCGCAAGATACGTTCCGACTTCGTCCCGAAATAGTCTTGACGGGGATTTAATGCCAAAGAAGCTCTTTACGCTATCCATTATTTTTTCGCCCATTTCGCAAATTTTATCCCATATAAAACTTACGCCCTCAACAAGACCGTCTGCTATACCTCTTAAAATATCAATACCGACCTGCAGCCAGTCCTGATTCATAAATGCGCTTATAATAGACGTAATAATTTCCGGTATTGCCGCGATAAGTTGCGGTATGGCTTTTGGCAAGCCCGTTGCAAGCGCGACAATCAATTCGATTCCGGCGGTTATCAATTGACCTATATTATTTGAAAAAGCATTAGTTATACTGCCGACTACCTCAGGTATCTTTTGAACTAATGTAGGAATACAATTTGTAATACCTTCAACCAATCCAATTAGCAAGTCAAAACCCGCACTTATAATTGCCGGAATACTTTGTATCAGCGTATCGCACAGATTTGTAATTAACGTTGGCAGCATAGGCATTAACTGTTCTACCACCTGATCCAACGCCTGTATAAGACCTAAGAACAGTTGCATCGCCCCTTCTAACAGTAAAGGCAGATTTTCAATAAGAGCCGTGGTTATCTGCGTTATTATTTCCGGCAGCATGGGCATTAACTGCTCTAATACAAGGTTTATTGAATCTATAAGACTTCCGAACAAGGTTAAAAAGCCTTCGAGCAACAATGGCATAAGCTCGGGCAGTATTGCAATAAGTCCTGTTATAAGCTGATTAAATCCGGTTAATAAGGATGGCAGAATCGCATTCATGAGCGTCGGAAGATTAGCTATAACAGTCGTTATAATTGTGTTGACAGCCGTTAGCATAGTAGGGGCATACTGCGTAATTGTCTTAGATATATTATTAATAACGACGTTATTTTTTGCCCGAATCTCGCTCCGATTTTATCCGCTCCGCTTAAAACGTCTGAAAACGCAGACAGAACGCCGGCGTAACCTTTTTTAAATCCGGTAGCAATCGGCATGGCTGATTCGGCAATTTTTGCATTGGCGTCGGTAACAGCCTGTTCCGCCTTTTCATAATCCAATAAAGTCTTATGCGATTTTTCATAGGCGGAATTTACATTTGAAAGTCCTGATTTTTCAAGATATTCAAGGGCGTACTGCTGTCTTTCAGCCTCTGACGTACACGCTTCCAGTCCCGCGTTAAAATCGTCAAGACTGTCGCCGTTTCGTTCAATAAGTTCTGCAAACTGCCCTGTTCCCGCCCCTGTCGCAACAGTTTCCTGCAAGCTATCGGCCAAAGATTCTATTTTAAGCGTATCCGGAAATTTAATTACGGCTCCGCTTAAAGCGTCGACAGCCTGCGTAACCTGCTCGTCGCTGAAGCCTGTTGACATAAGGTTAGAAAGAGCTTCAATACTTGAATCTGATTCACCTGTAAGGGCGGTAAGATTTACAAGCTCGTTTTTCATAGCCGAAAAACTATTGCCTGATGTTGCCGCGCCCTGTTCAAGCTTTGAAAGATCGTTTCTGTATTCTCTTGTACTTTCAATGGTCGACATTGTCGCCGTTACTGCGCCTGCGGCTG